TTAACTCAATGGATGCTAGAGGAATGGGCATGAACCAAACAACTTTACAAGTAGCCCCAGGTATGAATACCTCAGGTGAAGGCTCTAAATTACCAGATGGTAATGTAGGTCTAGATATGATTATGGGCTTAATGAATAAAAAATAATGGCAACTCAAATTATTCCAACGCTTAACCCAATAGATAGAAGCAAGAGAAATGCTATAGGATTTACTTTACCTTTTTATAACACTCAACCTTTTACTTCTAACTATACAACTCAACAAGCACTTAGGAATAATATCATCAATTATATGATGACTAATAAGGGAGAACGTATTTTAAATCCTAATTTTGGAGCTGATTTAAGAAGACAAGTATTTGAAGCTATGGAATTAGGAGAAACAACAGGACTAACAGATCTTATCTCTTCTCTCCTAACTAGACAGTTCCCTGAAATTAATGTAATAAGTGTTACTTCAGATCCAGACCCAAGTCAAAACTATGTAAATATTCAAATAGCATATAGTTTTCAAAATCAAGTTGAAGTACTCAACGCTAGTATATAATTAAGATGGCCATTAAAAGAAATCTAACATACCTAAATAAGGACTTTACTGAGTTCAGGAGTAGTTTAATTAACTACGCTCGTACTTATTTCCCTACAACTTATAATGACTTTAGTCCTTCATCACCTGGTATGATGTTGATTGAAATGGCTTCTTATGTAGGGGATGTGATGTCTTTCTATTTAGACAATCAATACCAAGAAACATTTTTACAGTATGCTAGACAAGCAAATAATGTATTTGATTTAGCTTATATGTTTGGTTACAAACCTAAAGTAACAGGTGTAGCCACTACTGATATTGATTTCTATCAAAGAATCCCAGCCTCAGGAAGTACTTATGTTCCTGATTTTAGATATGCTTTGATTGCATCAGCTAATTCTACTATTCAATCTAATTTAAATAATAATATAAGTTTCTTAGTAGAAGACCCAGTAGACTTTACAGTTTCATCTTCAGGTGATCCTACAGAAATAACTGTATATGCTACTAATGCTGGTAATCCTTCAGAATATCTTTTAAAGAAAACTCGTAGAGCTATTTCAGCTACTATTAATACTACCACATTTACTTTTACAACTCCTCAAGAGTTTGCTACTGTATCTATTACTGATGATAATATTATAGGGATTTTAGATATAGTAGACTCAGATGGTAATGAATGGTATGAGGTTGATTATCTAGCTCAAGAAATGGTCTATACCTCTATTAAGAACACTAATGTAAATAATCCAACTTATTTTACAGATGGTTCTAATACTCCATACCTTTTACAACTAGAACAAGTACAAAGAAGATTTGTTACTCGTGTCTTGAATGAAACTACTCTTCAAATCCAATTTGGAGCTGGTACTTCAGCTGATACAGATGAGGTGATTGTACCTAATCCAAATAATGTAGGTTTAGGATTACCATTTGAAAAAAATAAGTTAACAGCTGCTTACTCACCTACTAACTTTATTTTTAATAATACTTACGGTATTGCCCCCTATCAAACTACTTTAACAGTTAGATATTTAACAGGTGGTGGAATTAGCTCAAATGTTCAAGCAAATACTTTAACTACATTTGCAGGTACTTTAAATTTTACTACTTACAATTTATCAGGAGCTCAAACTTATTTTAACTCATTTGCAGTTAATAATCCTAAAGCTGCTACTGGAGGTCAAGATGGTGATACATTAGAAGAGATTAGACAAAATGCTTCTTCTAATTTTGCATCACAACTTCGTAATGTAACTCAAGATGATTACTTAGTTAGAGCACTTTCAATGCCTGCTAAGTATGGAGTAGTTTCTAAAGCTTTTATTGAGCCTACTAAAGAACAAAATGTAAGTCAAGGTGAATTACCTTCAACCTTAGATTTATATATTCTTTCCTCAAACAACCAAAACCAATTAGTTACAGGTTCAGCTGCTTTAAAACAAAATTTATCTACTTATCTATCCCAGTATAGAGTTATAGGAGACACTATTAGTATTAAGGATGCCTTTATTGTAAATATTGGTGTAGATTTTGATATCATTACTCTACCTGAGTATGTTAATAGTGAAGTTTTAACTAATTGTATTTCAGAATTACAGGCTTATTTTGCTATTGATGAATGGCAAATTAATGAACCTATTGTTTTAAGAGAGTTATACCTTTTACTTGATAGAGTTGAAGGAGTTCAAACAGTAAAAAATATAGTAATATCAAATAGAGTAGGAACAATAAATGGTTATTCCCAGTATGCTTATGATGTTACAGGAGCTACTATTTCAGGAGTAATTTACCCTTCAATTGATCCTATGATTTTTGAGGTAAAATATCCTCAAAGTGATATTCGTGGTAGAGTAGTACCTTTATAATTAAGAAACAATGGCAGTATATAAAATATTCCCTACCCAAGACGCTACAATCTACTCAGCTTATCCTAGTCAAAATACAGGATTAGATGAGATATTAGATGCTTCTACTAACTTTTTAACAGGCAGTGTTCAAGTAAATGGTGAACTGCCTCAAACTTCTCGTTTCTTAATTCAATTTGCTAGTAGTGATTTATCTTATGTTTCTCAAAGTTTAATTGGAAACAAACAATGGACTGCTGATTTAAAAATATTTGTAGCTAATGCTACTTATTTACAAACAGACACTACAATTTTAACTAATGCTGTATCTGGTTCTTGGAATATGGGAACTGGTAAGTATATGGATGACCCTGAAGTGCAAAATGGTGTTTCTTGGGTTTGGAGAACTTACTCAGGAAGTAATGCTTGGTTAACTGCTAGTTATGCCTCAGGTACAACCGGTTCTTATGATCCTAACAATACACCAGGTGGTGGTGTTTGGTGGACTGGAAGTCAAGCTAGTCAAGTATTTTCTTATAGATCAGATCTTGATATAAACTTTGGAGTTAAAAATATAGTAGAACAATGGAATAGTGGTTCCTGGTCTAATAATGGTTTTATTGTTAGACAAGATCCATCTCAAGAGTTTGTTGATAATATTAACCAACAAATTACTTTAAAATATTTCTCAGTAGATACCCACACTATCTACCCTCCATGTCTAGAATTTAAATGGAAAGACTTTAGTTTTATTACTGGCTCATTAACCCAAATTACTGGGTCAAATCCATATGTTTCTTTGGCTAATAATCCAGGATTTTTCTATAGTGAGAGTATTCAAAGATTTAGACTAAATGTTCGTCCTCAATTCCCAGCTAGAGCATTCCAAACATCCTCTATCTATACTACAAATTACTACTTACCATCAGGTTCTTCATATTGGGCTATTAAAGACTTAGACACAAATGAATATATAGTAGAATTTGATCCAACTTATACTTTAATTAGTACAGATCCTTCTGGTAGTTACTTTGATGTTCATATGAATGGTCTTCAACCTGAAAGATACTATCAGATACTTATCCAGAGTACTATATCTGGGAATACTATAGTATTTGATAATGAGTATTATTTCAAAGTTATTAATGGATAATGGATCAACAAGTTAATTTAACTAAACAGGTATTTGAGAAAAGACAGTATGATAGAACTATCAATACATCTTTTACTCAATTAGTATCTCCTACTTCAGAACCAACAGGTTCTAATTTACCTACAGTTGATCAATTTTTTGATTTTTACAATCAATTATTCTTTGATATACCTAAATTTGGAGAAGTAAATTCTCATGAGTACCTTATCAAGACTAGCCAAGAATACATTGGTGCAACTGCTGTTATAACAGATGAATTGCAAGCCTTAATTGATGAAGTAACTGAATTAAGACAAGCTAATTTAGAATTAAATCAGCAAGTATCAAGTTTACAGTCTAGTGTCAGTAACATCAGTAATATACAAATATGAGTGAATTAGTAAACATAACTCAAGTTAATGCGGTAGATTTTACCTACCAGGACTATTCATTGCAAGATGAAACACTAATTCCCTCTTTTGAGGTTTCTTCTAGTTTTAACCAATCTACTGATATTGTGGAGTTTTATCTATATGATTATAACTCCAATATTATTTTCTTAGACTATAACTTTACAGACTATAGAGTTATAGATAATATATTAACCATCAACCCAGAACAAGATGTTTTAAATTATGTTGGTGAGGATGGACTATATTATCTCGCGTATAACTTCTTATCTAATCGTCTTAATTCATCAGCTGATAGCCCATATTATATTAAGGAAATCTCAACAGATAGAACGGAATTAAGACTAGACTCTAATGTTATATCCAATTTAGATATAATAACAAGTACTGCTCTTTTTACAGAAGAAATAAATTTAACTACTTATAAATTAGATTTTTATCTAAATTTTGGAGCAAATAATCTTGTTATAGCTAATAACATTTTATTAGATACTTCATCAATTGATGATCCTACAGTTTTAATTAAACTTTATGAACCTCTACCTCAACAGTTTGGTTTAAAAGATGAGCTATGGGTTGCTATTGAAGTATCAGCCCCTCTAGCTTATGAGGCTACTTACCAGGATATTTTAGATATTCAAGAAGATGTAATTCAGTTAAAAGGTCCTAATGTTAACTTAAACATTAATGACCAAATTAACAACTCAACAGATTATTTAAGTCAATCTAATCTTAAAACATCTGTCACTTCAAGTTACCAATATCAATTAAATTCATATTTAGCTGGTAGAGGATTACAGATTAATATAGATTATGATGATTTCAGTAATTTTATATTTTTCTCTTCAGCTCAAAAACGTGTTGAAAACTTCTACTATAAACTTCAATTAATTGAAGAATATCAAGTTAGTAGTAGTTTATCAGGCACAACCCCATCAAATACTTTTGCTTCAGCTAGCCAAGATGTATGGCAACTAAAGATACAAGATATTTTAGATAACTTTGACCATTATGAGTACTATTTGTACTATGAGTCAGGTTCAAGTGCTTGGCCTAAAACTAACCCAGTAACAGGTCCTCCTTACATCAATGTTGCTACTAATTCGGTACTTGGATTAGCTTGGCTTACTGAGTATTTAGCTTCAGGTTCAGTATATGATAATAATAATGATAATTATCTTTATAATTCAATACCTACCTATATAAACCAGGATGTTCAAAATGAACCTTTGGAGCTGTTTGTAGACATGCTTGCACAAAGCTTTGATGATACTTGGATTTACTTAAAGGATGTTACCAATAAATGGGATGCTGATAACCGTATCAATTATGGTATCTCTAAAGATATTGTAGCTGATATTATTAGGGATTTAGGAGTTAAGATTTATCAGAATAACTTTAGTGTAGCTAACTTATATGAGGCTTTCTTAGGATTTGATCCTTCAGGTAGTTATACATTCCCATATGATGCTACAGGTTCTTTACCTGTACCTACAGGATCAGGATTAGAATATGTAAACAATTACATAACATCTTCTGCTGATGCTGTACCTCTAGATGATGTAAATAAGAGAATCTATAAGAGAATTTACCACAATTTACCTTACTTACTTAAAACTAAAGGTACATTAACTGGTCTTAATACTTTGATTGGACTATATGGTATTCCTAATACTATCTTAAGAGTAAATGAGTTTGGTGGTAAAGATAAACTTAATG